CGTACCGTTGCCTTCATCCAACACCTTGCGGATAGCATCTTCGTCGTACCCGGGCACACCGATCAAGTCAGACAACTCCATTCGAGTCATGCGATGCAACTCAAACAAGTACCCTTCGTTAATGGTGCTAATCCCCGGCTCAGGGTAGATACGGAACGGATCGACTCGTTCATACTCAGGAGCCAACCTCTCGGTGGGTTCCACAACGGTACGCCCCGTGGCGTCTGTTTTCCAACCTAGGGCACGCTGGCGGCGCACAACCGGACCCTTAACGAACGCTGCAGGGTATGTCACGAGATCAGTGATGAAGTCATTAAACGATTGCTCCCAGCCGCCTTGCGCAAACTGGTCTTGAATCTTGAGCTTCATCTTATCGGCACGAGTCTGTGCCTCGCGCATGATCGCAAAGCGGTAGTCCTGCGACACCATCTCTTTGAGTTCACGCATTTCTTCTTGTGTTGGTGCCTTGCCAAACTGCTCAACGATCTTGAGGACTTTCTCCGCAAACATCCCCTGCACTTCTTTAGCTTGTGCAGGATTCAGATCGGGGATAGGGGTAGCATGTAAATCCCACGGAGGTGAGCCATTGTCCAGCAAGATGTCACGCAACCAACTCTCAGCCGCGCGGCACTTCACTTCCGTGATCATCATATAAAGCTCAGAGCCACCTTGCGCACGAATTTGTTGTAGCTTGTCAGCCTCATACTCGCCATTGCGCTGACGCATGGCTTGAAGCATGATTTGTTCAATGGGGCGCTTGGCAAGACGGGCAACATCCCAACACTGTCGCAGATACCCAGCTAACCCAAGAATGACAGGTTGATTCTGACGCTCCTGCAGAGCGCGGTTGGTTGCTTCCTTCTCTTGTTTGTCAAGATCGGAATTACTTACAACTCGCAAGAATGTCAGTCCAGCCATTTACTTATCCCAGTAGGAACATGTGTTGTAATTGTCGCGGGCTTCAACTTTTTCTTCAAGTACATCCATCGCATACTTAGGTGGCGTACCCTGATTCACCATTTTGGCTGCTTCACGCAACATCTCAGGGCGGGTAATGGTCTTGTCTTTGCGAAAGTTCTCTTGCTCCATCAACCCCTTCTTGTACATCATACCGCCAGTTACTGTCTTGGGTTCAAGCTTGACCTCTTTAACCGAGTCTTTGGTCATCACCATCTCGGAACGAGGTTGTTTCGCAGTGACACCCGAACCATCCATCTTGGGATTTGTCGAGTACATCGTGAATTGTTTGGTCGCCATGACGCCTCCGTGCGCAGGTACTGGAAACAAGTATACACGCTGTTTACAAAAAAGAAACCCCCGGAGCAAAGCTCAACGGGGGAAAACCCCTATGAGGGTAGGGGAAGGGAGATGACAAGTGGGGTCAAGTATATCACGTCCAACCCATTGCGGGTACTTTCTTAATTTCTCTACGTTGCTGCATGGCATGGCCTTCAGAAGCGTTGCCTATGTGCAACATGAGGTACTGGAGTGCTTCTGCCACGTGCGAATGCTTGTTCTTGTCAATATCCCCATCGCCTTTGGGTTTAAACCGATACCCACCCATCATGGCAGCTTTAAGCTGTGTGCACCGAGGATCAACGAGAAACGCCGGGTCACCATCCACTTGGCGCATCAAGTACTCATCCACTGCGTTAATCCGTGCCGACACGTTGTTGGTCTTGGCTGGCATCACCTTAAACCCCTCGGCTTTGATAATGTCCACCGCGCTGCGTTCGTCCGTCTGCGCCCGCTGCGTTCCCGCCGGGTCAACCACCACCATCACTGGCGCCCCGGGGAAGCGTTCGTAGAGAAGCGGCTTGAGCATGGTACGCACAAACCGTTGCACCCCCATATCAAAACTGACACACTCGTCTAGTATCAGCGCCCGTCCACGTGGGTCTTGCTGCCCGATGACGGCAGCAGGTGTAAGCCCCAAGTCCATCCCAATAACCACAGGTCGAACGCCGTTGAGTATCCCACGCAGACGTTCCTTTGCCATATGGTAGTCAGGGCGGAAATACTTGTACACGGGCATCCCGGCACTTGACAGCCCGTACTCCCCATCGATGTAAACCCGGATGTATTCTTCGGAACGACCCTGAGTATCGTAGTACCCCTCTGGTAAGTTCTCCACGTTTTCAGCATAGGGACTCCTGCCCGAGGGCTGTTTGAACACATCCCACCCGTTGTCGTTGGGGCTGACCCCATCCTTGGGATCAAGCCCCTCCATTTGATAGTACCACCACGTATCCATCGTGGGCGGGTTCGTATCGCCCCACATTCCATGCCATGTGGGTCCGCCGTCCTTGGCGCTGGGGTATCGCCCAACCCGTTTACTCATCGCATCCATGATGTCGGGGTGAATATCCCGGCACTCGTTAAACCACGCGAAGGTCAATTCCAGCGAGTTCAGGTTTGCCACATCGTCCGCATCATCGAGCGCACGGAACATAATCTCACACTCAACATCTCCTACTTTGAAGAAGTATGTCTTGGTGGTACGCATAAACTGCCCGCACTGCCCGGGCGGAAACCAATCCAGAAACGTCTTGATGGTGGTGTCCTGCAACTGCCTTGCGGTTTCCCGCACGATGGCACACCGGGTTTTGCGTATGCCCTGCGCATTGGGATGCTGCATGGACGCACGGCGCACAATCTCAAAGCTGGATGTCACCGACTTGCCCGACCCCACCGGACCCATAAGCACCCGCATCTTGGCGTTACTTGCCATGAACCGCTTGCCAGTAGGCGGGGGTGTATAGTTAATCTCAATCGACATGAACTTCCTCGGTTGCCTCGGTTGTCTCTTGGGGGACTGGCAACATCACGATGAACTCCCGCCCGTGCTTCTTGGACTTGTTGATCTTGGTCGTGAACGACACATTGATATCTTTCAACGCCGCCTGCAAGTTATTGCACTCCATCGCAGTGCGCAGCCTCGCCGCTTTCATATCGTTGTAGGTGGTGTTAAACAGCTTCTCGATACTCGATGGAAGTTGCATCGTCATCCTCAAGGGGGGTTACAGGAGCCTCAATCGTTCTGGAGTCCTCGGCGTTGTTGCCAAGGTTGATCGTAATCTTTACACCACCTGCGCCGCCTTCGACCACGGCATCATTCTTGGGTTCCAATCCCGCCCACTTTACTGTGGATTTAATCAGGTCAGCTTTGACTGCGGGGGAAACCGCCGGATCATGGATCAATAACCACGAGGTGGTGAGTAGTTCTTCAGCCTGTGCCCGGGCTTTGAGTTTAAACGTCAGCCCCTTGTCGCGCACTTCATTGCGATAGTGCTCCACCTTCTTCAAAAAGATGGGGTCTTGTTTGAATACCAGTATCTCGTTTGCCGTAATGTTGTGCCGCCCCATGATTTCTTGGAGCGTTTCACCGCTGCCTTCGAGGGTCAGTGCCACATCGAAAGCCAGTCGGTCATTCCACTTGGTGTGGTTTAGCGGTAGATGGTCCATGTGGCAAGGATAGTGTGGCTGTGCAGTGGTGTCAAGGGGGAGAAAGGGGCACCACGCCCCTCGTTCTACAGCAACAACAAGATAATCAACCACACCCACTTGTCTTTCAGTTCAATCGTTACCTTCATACTACCTCCGTTAAAGATAGTATTTAGGCGTTGGTAACTTTACACGTTGGATTTTTTGAGGCTAAAAATTTTTTAGCTTTGGATTTTACGGATCTTGCTATGTGGGGTTTGGATATACAGGCGGGGGGCATCGAAATCCAAGTCCATGTACCCCCCTCCCCCCTCCCCTTTGGCTCGGTTTGGCTGGCGGCAGGCAGACAAAAACCCTTTGGATTTGTCAGGTATTATTTCCTTCGATTTCTCTCTGATACTTGACAATTCTGTCAGGTTAGGTGAGACTGAAATTGTGCTAATAACACATCGCTCTTTAACAACGTGACTCTCTTGGACTACCTATTATTTGAAGCACACATTCCGTATGCGGATAGTAGGTAGTCTCTAGGAGTTACATCATGTCTGCAAAGACCTTTGAAGGTTCAGTGTCCATCGTTCTCAACACCAAAGGTGAGATCGCCCTCAAGAAAGATTCAGAGGGTAAATTCTCGGCTCAGAACGCTGCAGAGTGCTACGACACGATGACCAAGCTGGCTAAGTCCCGCAAAGCATCGATCAACAAATACTCTCTGTTCATGGTCGAAAACGGTTCTGAACCCGTCATGTTGGCAAACCGCTACGGTAACCCCTACATCGCCTTGCTTCCCAAACGAGCCGATGGTCAGGTTAAGCGCAGCACAGTAACCAAACTGGCGTAAGTATCACCCAGCCCGGGCAACCGGGCTGGTTTCCCAAGCGAAATGGAGATTACCATGAAGTCTCGCAAGCAAGAGTCTGTCAGGTTTATGGTCAAGTGGATTGTTGGATACACCATGTACTTCAGGGCATTCAAGCGCGACAGCGCAGCCTGCAAGTTCCAAGAGTATCTGATCGAACACGAGCACATCAACCCCTCAGACATTCGGGTAGTGATGGTGAAGTAAACCAGCAGGGGCGAAAGCCCCTGCATAGGAGAAATCTATGAGTGACAACCTGAAAGCCCTAGTTGGTGCCCCAGTGATGTATCTGTTGCTGGTGTTGGTGATGAGCATCTAACCACAACCCCGCCGAAAGGCGGGTTTTTTATTGCCCAAAGGTTCCAGTGCCCCTTGTATTCGCGTTGAGGGTCACTGTTTTTTCTAAGCTTTAGCTTAACTATACGTCGGGGGGTCACGGCTCGCCCCTTTGCAGCCGCCTTAATAGCCTGACAGTCGCAAATCAATGTGGGGTAATAGTTAAAAACTATCAAAAACACTAACTTGACACGCTAACCTGACACAATCTACTTGATCTCTCAATAATCTAACGCTAATTATACGGGGGTAACCCGTGTAACTATACAAGTTTACACGTGTCAAGTTAGGTAAAAGCCAATGGAATCAACCACTTGCGAGAAAAGACCACAGGCTATAGATAAAAACTAATATAGATAATCTATAAAATCTACGTTTTTTCAATACAACACTCACCACAAAATGAATAACCCTACGCTTTACTCAACTAT